TAGATGTAATGATGGGTGCCAATGGCAACCTAGTTTTTGAACCAGCAGAGGTTACTATTGCTGCTGGCGAGTCAGTGCATTTTGTTAATAACATGCTGCCACCTCATAATGTAATTGTAGAAGATCACCCTGATCTCGGACATGAAGGTCTCGCTATGTTACCAGGCGAAGAGTTTGATGTTGCTTTTCCAGAAGCAGGTGACTACACTTATTGGTGCGGTCCCCACAAGGGTGCTGGCATGATTGGTACTGTGCATGTAGAATAATGAAAAAACTCAACACTGTTGTTTTAGACATCACTGTTGCAATACTAGACTTCCTTTATCAAGGAAGAGATTATCCACGTTTCTGGGTGCTTGAGGAAATTGCTCGGGCACCCTATTTTGCGTTCTTGAGTGTCCTGCACTTTAGAGAAAGCATGGGACTTCGTGGTCCCCAGCATTTATATTTGATGAAACAACACTTCGAGCAGTCAGTCAATGAAACAGAACATCTGGAATATATGGAAAGTCGGGGTGGTAGTCGTTATTTTATCGACCGCTTTGTTGCCAAGCATCTCGTTCTTATCTACTATTGGGTTAACGTGGTTTATTATTGGTTGGCTCCTGTGTCTGCTTACCATCTCTCCTATGAGGTAGAGATACATGCAGCAACAACATACGCCAAACATCTTGCAGACCATGGTCATGATGACAAGATCCTTGAGATCTTGAATGATGAATTAGAACACTCAAAAGAACTACAAATCGCTATGGATAAGATCCATGTTTAAAAACTGGGGTAAAGATATCGAAGTACCCGAACGACTAACTAGAGATGATGTACAGGAGATGATTGATGATGCAATACGCAAACATAATCGTAATGCTTCAATTATCTCTATGTGTGTTGGGTGGGTTGTTCTTGCACTTTTTGCTGAGGGTTTGCTTCGACTTATTGGAGTGATACCACCATTATTACCATGGCTCAAGATCACATTATAGAATGGATAGGAACAATTCTGTTGTTCCTTTTTGGTGTGACCATGTTATGTCAAGGTCATGCTATTTTTCATGGAAAGTATGGATACAAACATTCTGAACGTGAAAAACAAAAGATGGCAGATGCCAGAAAACAAGTAGAGGATTTATTTAAAAAATGAAAGTAGGAATGATCGGACTAGGTAGGATGGGCGAGGGAATGTCTCGTCGTCTTATCGCAGCAGGACACGAAGTATGGGGTTACAGAAACAACTATGAAAAAGCTAATGAACAATTTGAAAAGGGTTATATCAGTGGATGTACCACTTCTGTGGAAAGCCTTGTTCAAGTAGTTCATGATGGAACTGAGATGACTGGCAAAGTGCCAGGTGTTTTTATGATGGTAGTACCAGCAGAAACCGTAGAGGATACCCTTAATGAGCTACTACAATTTTGTGTGGAAGGCGATATTATTATTGATCATGGCAATTCCAATTTTAAAGACTCTCGCCGCAGGGCGGAAAGGTTGTCTAAGTTGGGCATCCAATATATTGACTGTGGCACTAGTGGTGGTGTTTACGGTTTGGAGCGTGGATATTGTCTTATGGTTGGTGGTTCAAATACTGCAGTATCCGCTTGCAATCCAATCTTTGACGCCCTCGCACCAGGCATCGATGCTGCCCCTAGAACCAATGACAGAAGCTGGGAGACACCTGCTGAGCGTGGTTGGTTGAGATGCGGTGGACCTGGCGCAGGTCACTTCGTGAAAATGGTTCACAATGGTGTTGAGTATGGCATGATGCAAGCATATGCAGAAGGATTCAACATCCTACATGAAGCAAATGCAGGAGCACAATATGTCAAAGAAGGAGACGCAGAAGTTGCACCAATGGACAACCCTGCCGATTATTGCTATGACATTGACGTTGCTGAGGTGGCTGAGCTTTGGCGTCGTGGTAGTGTGGTTGGTTCTTGGTTACTCGATCTTACCGCTACTGTACTACGCAGCGATAGAGAGCTTAGCAAGTTCGATGGGGGAGTATCAGACTCTGGTGAGGGTCGTTGGACTGTTCACAGTGCTGTGGATCTCGGTATTCCAGCCCCTGTTATTACTGCTGCTCTCTACTCAAGATTTGAAAGCAGAAGACTTGGACGCTTCGCAAACAAAGTCCTAAACGGAATGCGTGCTATGTTTGGTGGTCATGACGTTCGCTGATGTCCTACTTTGGGGAGCACTACCTTTTGTATGTGCCACCATCTATTTCGGGATCCGAAAAGGTGAAAATAACTACTACGACTCAGACAAATACGACGGAAATGGAACAGCACATTAGTAAAGGTATAGTCATTTTTGGTGCGACAGGTGACCTATGCAAAAAGAAACTCATTCCAGCACTCCATAAACTTTGGGAGAAAGGACTTCTCCCAGAGAATTTTTTAATTACTGGTTGTGCTAGAAGAGCACCAACAGCAGCAGTATGGAAAGAATCTCTTGGCGATTATCCTGATGAATTCTTACATCACCTAGATTACGTTTCTGCAGATCTGGACAATGTTGATACTCTTTCTCATCTTCCTGATTACTTACACGACAATACGTATTTTCTATCCGTGCCACCAGAGAGGTATGCTAATGCAATTACCAATCTTAAAAAAGCTGGGAAACTGGATGACCCAGACCACTCCAGAGTGGTTATCGAAAAACCCTTTGGATACGATTATAAATCTGCTGATTATCTATCAACTGTGGTTGCTAGACATCTACGCGAAAAACAAGTATATCGCATTGACCATTATCTTGGCAAAGATACTGTTAATAACATACTTGCTACTAGGTTTGGCAATATTTTGTTGGAACCACTTTGGAACCGTGATTACATAGAAGAAGTACAAATCTTTGCAACTGAAACTATCGGTTGTGAAGGTCGTGCTCAATACTATGAAACTGCTGGTGCAGTTAGAGATATGTTACAGAACCACATTTTACAGGTGCTTGCTCTCATAGCTATGGAAGCACCCTGTAGAATGTCAGCAAAAGAAGTCAGAAGAGAGAAGACAAAAGTTCTAGCTGCAACTAGAATGAGTAAGAACATTATTCTTGGACAATACAATGGTTACCGTAATGAAGAGGGGGTTGATCCTAACAGTGGTACTCCTACCTATTTTGCTGGTACTTTACTCATCGATAACTGGCGTTGGAAAGGAGTTCCTTTCAACGTTATGACTGGTAAGAAATTACCTTATGGGTGTGTAGAAGTTGTCATCAAACTAAAAGCACCACCACTAAAATTGTATGAAGGAGAAATCAACGATCGTATCGTTATTCGTCTACAGCCTAATCCTCATCTTGATATTCGGATGGACATTAAGTCCCCTGGCTTGGGGGACGATCTGGAACTTGCCACACTAACACATGCATACCCACAAGACCGCGCCATTGATGGATATGAGAAACTCCTTTATGATGCTATCAATAATGATCAGTCGCACTTCGTACATGCTGACGAAGTAATGGAGAGTTGGAGGATTGTAGATGATCTTCTGTGTACTGGTACTTCTTGTCCAATTAGGACTGTCCCTTATCTGTACATGGGTGGAGCATGGGGACCACAGCACAAAACGGATTTCATAACTAAGTGGGATTATCCAGCATGAGAACTACCATACATGAGTATCTATTAGCATTCTGCATAGGATTCGCATGTATGTTTGTCCTAGCAGTGGATGAGATTGATAGATTTAAAGGTTGTCCTATACCCGAGTATTTTAGAGATGCACCACGTTCAACTGTTCGTTAGAGCAACTATGCAAACCCCATGGTGTCTAGGAGTCATGGGGTTCTTGCTTGTATTCGTTCCAATCCTAGGTATGTGGGCGGTTCATAAATATGGATGGGAACATTGGGAACCTTTTAGTCGTCATGAACCTCATACTCCGCCCCCTGAATGATATTAATGACCCCGTTTGGAGTGTGATTTTCTCAATCATACTACTCCTAGCGGGGGTTTTTTATGTCGTCTCCTATATACTAGGAATTGACGAGAGAGAATCTCATGGGCAAGATGACACCCCCAAGTCGTAAGAGTTGTTACAACTTTCGCGTGGTATCGATAGATAAAGTGTTGGACGGAGATACCATCGATGTCACAATTGATCTCGGTTTTG